TTCCACCTTAACGCCCTGGGATCGTCCCTGGCCCGCTGGCGGGACATAGTGGAAAAGTTCCTGCTTGCGAACGAAGAAAAGAAGAAAGGCAATATAGAAGAATTGAAGTCCTGGACAAACACGAAAATGGGCCAGACCTGGGAGGAAGAAGGGACGGAAATTGACGAAAGCGCCCTTATGAAACGCAGGGAGCGCTATAATTGCGAGGTTCCGCCGGAAGTTCTATACCTAACGGCGGGAGTTGACACGCAGGACGATCGCTTTGAAGTGGAAGTGGTGGGCTGGGGCGTGGACTATGAAAACTGGGGCATAAAGTACGCCGCCATTTACGGGGATCTGAAACTGGATCAGGTATGGAAAGACCTGGACGCTTTTCTTTCCCAGACGTTCACAAAACCGGACGGAACGAAACTGAAAATTATTTGCGCCTGCATGGACACGGGCGGCCATTTCACGAACCAGGTATACCGATTCTGCAAGGCGCGGTATGCGCGGGGCGTGCGGGCCATAAAGGGAAGCAATGACAGCCAAGCGGCCTATATCCAGAAGCCGACAAAGAACAACCGGGAGGGGGCATACCTGTTCATGCTGGGCGTGGATACCGGGAAAAGCCTGCTTCTGCAACGCCTATTACTGGAAGAAGAAGGGCCGGGCTATTGCCATTTCCCAAAAGAAGAAGGGCGGGGCTATGATGAAAGTTTCTTTATCGGCCTGACAGCAGAAAAACAAGTGCTGACCTACAAAAAGGGGCGGCCCGTGTTTGAGTGGAAGATAAAGGACTATAAGCACAAGCGAAACGAAGCGTTAGACTGTAGGAATTATGCGGCGGCGGCTATTGAGATCGCGCAAGTTCCGCTGAAAAAAGCGGAAGAACAGCCGCAGGCAAAAAAGAAACGGCGGAAGCGCCGGACAAGTGGAGGGATCATATAATGCCGGGAATTACTCTTGAAATCGCACAGAAACACCTTGACGCATGGCTGGAAGCGGAACTGGCCTGTACAACAAACCAGTCATACACGATCGGCAGCAGGACTTTGACGCGGGCAGACCTGGCGGAAATCAGGAACACGATCAAGTATTGGGCGGGGATAGTAACAAAGCTGGAAGCGGCGAGGAAATACGGCGGACGCAACCGGACAATGCGGATCATGCCCAGGGATTTATAAAAGATTGCCCGCCATTGCCCGATTTTTCCGCTATAATTAGTAGCGTGAAAAACTGAACAGGCAGACATGAACAGGAAGGAGCGCCCGCAGGGGCGCTTCTTCCTGCTGTTTAAGGGGGTGTATGCGTGGGAGTGATACAAAGGGCTATTGACGGTGCGATTGCCGCCGTAAGTCCGCAAAAGGCGCTGGAACGGGCGGAAGCGCGGCGGCGGTTGGAGCGTGGGCGGGTAATCAACACGGGGTACAGCCATTACGGGGCGAACACCTACAAAAAGGAACTGGCCGGGTGGATCTACAACGGCGGATCTTCCAGGGAAGACATAGAAGACAACCTGGACGTGTTGCGCCAGCGTTCCCGCGATTTGTATATGGGCGTGCCGCTTGCCACGGGCGCGGTGAAAACCGTGCGGACAAACGTTGTAGGGCGCGGGCTGAAACTGAAACCAACGATTGATCGGGAAGTCCTGGGGATAGAGCCGGAAGCGGCGCACGCGCTGGAACGGCGGATTGAAAAGGAATGGGAACTGTGGGCGGATACGCCGGACTGTGACGCGGCCCGCATTGATAACTTTTGCGAACTGCAACAGCTGGCGTTCGTTTCGTGGCTTGTGTCCGGGGATTGCCTGGCCCTTCTGCCCGTGAAGAAGCGGACGGGGCAGCCCTACGATCTGCGGGTGCGGCTGATTGAAGCGGATCGGCTGTCAAGCCCAGGCGGGTTTGACACACTGGACGATCGCATAATCGGCGGCGTGGAAACAGACAGCACGGGGGAAGTGATTGCCTATCACTTTTCAAAGCACCATCCTTTATCCCTTGCAAGTCAGCCAATGGAATGGGTGCGTGTCCCGGCCTACAGCCCGGCTTCCGGGCGGCGGAACGTGATCCATATCATGAACCGGGAGCGGATCGACCAGCGGCGCGGCGTTCCCTTCCTGGCCCCGGTCATTGAAGCGTTAAAGCAACTGGGGCGCTACACGGACGCGGAACTCACGGCGGCGGTGGTAAGCGGCCTGTTTGCCGTTTTTATTGAAATGGGCAGCGAAGAAGACGGCATGGAAGGGGCGGTGGGATCAAACGTACCGGACGAAGACCGGATAGACGATGAAGACGAAACAACGCTTGAAATGGCCCCAGGTGCTATTAACTATCTGCAACCGGGGGAAAAGGCGAACGCCACAAGCCCAGGGCGGCCAAACGCAAATTTCGCGGGATTTGTGGAAGCGGTGTGCGGACAGATCGGCGCGGCCCTGGAAATCCCTTATGAACTGCTGATGAAGCATTTTGGGGCCAGCTATTCCGCAAGCAAAGGGGCGCTGGAAGAAGCCTGGAAAATGTTCAAGATGTACCGCGCATGGATGGCAACGGACTTCTGCCAGGTCATTTACGAAGAATGGCTGGCGGAAGCCGTGGCGAAAGGCCGCGTGAACGCGCCGGGCTTCTTTTCCGATCCGCTGTACCGGAAAGCATACAGCAAGGCGGAATGGAACGGCCCGGCCCGTGGGATTCTTGACCCAGTTAAGGAAGTGACCGCAGCGGAAAAGAGGGTTAAAAACGGATTCTCCACGCGACAGTCTGAAACTATGGAAATGACCGGATCGGACTTCTACGCAAACGCAGAACAGCTGAAACAGGAAGAAGAAAAATTAAGGGAGGTAATGCAAGATGCCGCAGGGAGCCAACAGCCCGCAGCGGGGGCAACCGGGAAGCCCGCAGACGGGGAACCCGTACCAGGTGACGGAAAATAGATTCTGGAATTTCGTCCCGGCCACGGGGACGAAGCCGCCGGAAATGCTGCTGTACGGCCCGATCGCCAGTCAAAGAAGCTGGTGGGAAGACCGCGTAACCCCGGCCCAGTTCAACCAGGAATTGGCCGCTATTGGGGACGTGGAAGAACTGGTGGTGCGGATCAATTCCCCCGGCGGTGACGTGTTCGCGGCGCACGCGATCTATTGCCGCTTGCGGGATATTGACGCAAAGATCACAGTGAAAATTGACGGGTGGGCCGCCAGCGCGGCCACGATTGTTGCAATGGCCGGGGACGTTATCCAGATTCCACGGAACGGCGTGTTTATGATCCATGACCCGGCAATGACTGTGTGGGACACCTACAAGGCGGCGGACTTTGAAAAGCTGGCCCAGGAATTGAAGGTGATCAAACAGTCCATTGTGAACACCTACGCGGGCAGAACCAAGATGAAGGATGAAGACATAGCGGCCATGATGCAGGAAGAAACGTGGTGGACGGGAGATCAGGCCGTGGAAAAGGGCTTCTGCGATTCCATCATGTTTGAAGCGGAGCCGCAGACGGTGATCGAGAACGCCCGGAAAGTCATTGTCAATTCTGTGCCGCTGGATCTGTCACGGTTCAAGACAGTGCCCACAATGTTGTTAAACAGCCCGGCCCAGGGCGGTTTGCAAAATATTAGCCACAAAGACGAAAAAGGAGGAAAAGGAACTATGGACGAACAGATCAAGACCGTGCCCGCCCTGGAAGCTAAATACCCGGATCTGGTGAACCAGATCCGCACGGAAGCCGTGAACAGCGAGAGGGAGCGGATCAAGAGCATAATGGACACGGCCCCGGCGGGGTATGAAAGCATCGTGGAAGATGCCCTGTTCAAAACCCCCGTGGACGCTGGGCAGGTAGCCTTGAAGATCGTTGCAGAACAGAAGAAGGCGGGCGCAAAGTACCTGGCCGCAGTTGCAAAGGATGCCGCAGCGTCCGGCGTGGACGGGATCGAGCCGGGCGGAACGCCGCTGGGCGGCGGGGACGATGGCAAGAGCGTATTTGACCGCGCCATTGAAGAAGTTCTGTAAGAAGGGAGGAAACAGAAATGGCGAATCTGATCGAGCGGCGGGAGTACACGCCGAAAAGGTTTTACGCCGGGGAATTTCCGGTTGTGACCGAAACGGGCACGGCTGGGGAGGCCATTGCCCTGCATGATCTGGTTATGTCCAGCGAAACCGGGATCGTAAAGGCAACCAAAACGGGCATTGCAAACGTGGTGGGCATTGCCGTAAGCGAAGCGGCGGCGAAGGACGATCCGATCGTGTACATTCTGACCGGGGAAGTGTTTGCGGATGCCGTGGGCATTGACAGCACACTTACGGCGGCAGAAGCAAAGGCGGCGTGCCGGAAGCTGTCTATTTTCTTGAAGTAAGGAGGATAAAAAACGATGCCTAACACTGTAAGCATTTATGAACCCCGTACCATGATGGGCGTGATC